GACATCGATCTAGATTATGATAAATCTATGGAATTTATTAAAAAGAATACCCAGACGCCAGTCAAGATACTATAGATCAGCTATACGAAATAATTGCTGAAGAAGCGAACGTATTTGAGATGGACACAAACCCGCTTAAAGCTTATGGCTTTGAAGATTTAGGAGAAGCTAGCTGGGAAGGGCAGCGGCTTAGAGGAAAGTTAGCCGCAGATCAAGACTTTGATGCTATTGCGATGGATGACGAAACCGGCACTAGCTACTTAATACCATTTGGTTCAAAGGCAATATCAGCTAAAGCTAATAAGGCCGGAAGCGACTCATATAGAGTAGAGCACACAGCACCATCATCTGATTCGCCTAATGCGGTAAACTTAGAGGAATCATTTCCAGACATATACTCTAGGAATGGCTTGCAATATTACGGCACTGGCATGGCATACGACAGCAAAGCCATTAACGCCATTAAAAGTATGAGAACAAACCCTAATAAGCCTATTACTGTTTACAGGGCTGTACCAGATAGCGTAAATGATTTTGAAAGTGGTGACTGGATTACTACTACAAGAGAATATGCAATTGATCATATTGGAAATGACGATGGGTGGCATGTAATATCAAAAAGTGTAAAGCCTAACGAAATAAATAATGATGGTAGTTCTATTCACGAATTTGGATACAACCCAAAATGACCGACCAACACAGCCAAGACCAGGCTAAACAGGAAAAGATCAACAGAGCGGCGCTTGCGAAGCAGGTCAAAGAAAACCCTGTATACCAGGCCGCACTGATGGAAATCCGCGCATCAATCTACCGCAGCCTAGAGGCTATCAAAGAAGGACCGGCACTATGAGGTCAGGCTCAAGGATGCACATGACACGCTACAGAACTTGGGGCGGCTTGAAACAGTGATAGACCGCTTCTTTGATACAGGTAAGGTAGTGATAGACCAACAAAAGCGAAAAGTCGTTTTTCTGATAGATTTTGACTATTACCATAATGGTGATAGAATGCGAATATAAACTTGACAACCCTGATAGGAATCAAGATGGCAACAAATAGTGATATTGCTAGCATGTTAATGCAGCAAGAAACTGAGCAACAAGAGCCAGAGCACAAAGAACAGCCAACTGGTTTTACTGATGAGCAACCGGAAGCGGAGGCTCAAACTGACGAAGCAGAGTATGACGAAGCTGAATCAGATGGTGATCTTGAAGACGATGATGAAGGGGAAGCCCAAGAAGCACTTGAAAAACGAATCGCCAAAGTTAATGGTGAGGAGTTTGAAGTTACCTTCGATGAGGCTGTAGCCGGGTATCAACGAGACGCAGATTACCGAAAAGGGACGATGGCAAACGCCGAAGAACGGAAAGCCCTGGCAGCACAATTTGAGCAGGTCAATTCCACTTTAGCAGAGCTAAAATCCTTTATTAAGAGCGAGGAAGATTCGGTCGATTGGGATGATTTGCAGGAGAGCGACCCGAAAGAGTACATAAGGCGTAAGAAAGATCTTGAGCAAGCCAAGGCAACACAGGCCAAAGCTCAGGACCTACAGCAAACAGAGCGTACAAAGCTGTTGGATGCTGAGTCGAAACGTCTTATTGAGGTAATGGGTGGCGACCAAAGCTGGACGCATGATCAGCGCACCAAAGATATGGAACTGACGACTAAGTACATGGTTGATAAGGGATTCAGCGAGCAAGAGCTCGGCAGCATTATCGACCATCGTGTGTGGCGTGTTCTATTTGATGCAGCTAAATCAGAGCAGTTCAGTAAGAATCAAACCAAAGTTAAAGACCAAATCCGACAAGCTCCGAAATCAGTGAAGCCGGGTCAAAAGGTTCCAGCGTCGCAACGTAAAATGCAAACTGCCAGAAAGAATTTGGCTGCATCTACGAAGCACAACTCAACCGAAAACCTAGCTGAATTACTCAAACTCCATCAGTAAGGTGAATCATCATGGCACAACCAGCAAACACGTTTAGCTCGTATGACGCTAAAGGCAACCGGGAAGACCTGATCAACGCCATCTATTCTGTTGACCAGACCAAGACCCCTTTTACCTCAGCGATTGGTAAAATCTCAGCAACTGCAACCCTGCACGAATGGCAGACCGATGCACTGGCCGCCGCTGGGTGCAAACGCAGTGATTGAAGGCGATGAAGCATCAACCGACGCATCAATTGCAACCGTTCGGCTTGGTAATTACACGCAAATTTCTGACAAAGTTGCCCTGGTTGCCGGTACTCAGCAGGCTGTTGATTCAGCAGGCCGTAGCTCTGACATGGCGTATCAAATGGCCAAGCGGATGCAAGAGCTGAAACGCGACATCGAGCTTGCAGCTTGCGCAAACAACGCCAAAGCGGTCGGTAATGACACTACTGCCCGTGAGTCTGCCGGTATTGAGTCATGGATAGCAACAAACACCTCAGCAGGTACAGGCGGTGCAGACCCGGCTGGCACAGGCGCTGACGATCGAACCGATGGAACGCAACGTGCCTACCTGGAAGCTGATCTTAAAGCTGTCCTGGCGTCTGCTGCTGATGAAGGTGGCGATCCAAATATGTTGCTGCTTGGTTCATTCAACAAGCAGGCAATGTCAGCGTTTAGCGGCAACGGTACTCGCACCTATGAAGGCAGCACCAACACTTTGGACACTGCAATCGACATCTACAAGTCTGATTTCGGTATTCTGGAAGTGGTGTTCAGCCCTCAGTCTCGTTCACGTTCAGCCATTGCGATTGATACCTCAATGTGGAAGCTGGCTATGCTGCCTGGCCGTTCATATATGCAGAGAGACCTGGCGATTTCAGGTGACTACATGCGCAAGCAAGTGCTGTGTGAGTGGACATTGCAGTGTGATAACGAGAAAGCCAATGGCATTGTGGCCGATCTGACCACTTCCTAAGCTAACCTATAGAGGCCTCCGGGCCTCTTTTTGGAGCTAACATGACAGAACAGAAAGACACGACCAAGCAAACACGAAAAATGAAAGTTTATTGCCGCAATAGTATCTGGGTTCAGGGATCTAATGCTTACCCCAAGAAAATACCGGCAGGAACTTTGGTTGAGCTGTCAGCCGAAGACATAAAGCATTTTGGCAAAGCAGTCACAAAAGACATTCCAGAGGAATTTGACGATGGCACAAGTTGATCGTTTACTCACGTACACATTGAACGCGACTATCACTGACGTTTCCACTGCCGGCCAGGTTTACATTCCTGTGCCAGATGGCTTTGGTGGCGACATTGTAGAGATCCGGTCAGCATTGAACGGCGCTATATCGGGTGCTAACGCAGTGCTCACGGCAAAGATTGGTGGTACTGCTGTAACAGGTGGCGTGATTACCATTGCCAACGCCTCATCAGCCGCCGGTGATGTTGATGTGTGCCGTCCGTCTGGTGCAAACACTGTTGCTGATGGCGGGTCCGTAGAGATTGAAACCAATGGAGCCTCAACTGGTTCAGTTAGTGTCTTCCTGACAGTGGTTGTGCGCCGATGAGTGACTGGCGCTTACTAGACCACGACGGCTATCGGAAGCTTTACTTTAGGCACAACGAGTCTACGGGTAGGGACGAATTTAAAACTGTTGAGGACGTAGCGCCGCTGATCTCAATGAACCAGAAAGCCCGCAATGATGAATCGGGAAACTGGAAAGGCGACATGCACCACGTCGCCAGCGTACCACCGGCTGTTTGGAAGCAGTGGTGGCAGGAGTTTGGCGGCAACCCAATGCTACCAGAGAACCAGCCCCGGCTAATGCAAAAGCTCAACGACCGCAATTTCAGTAAAATGCGGGTCAAATCAGGCAGGCTATAAATGGCACTCGACACGTACAGCAATTTAAAAGCGTCTGTTATTGCCTTCTCAGGGCGTGATGATCTGTCTTCACAAATGGATGACTTCATTTCCCTGGCTGAAGAAGCTATCTATTTCAACGATGTGTTTCCCCTGCGTTTGCAGTCGATGGAAACAATACTGACGGACACCACCGCCGGGCCACTGTACACGCTGCCTGCTGATTACATGGAGATCCGCTCCCTAACCATTACCAATGGCGGTAATGAGTGTGAGCTGTCCTATGCCAGCCCTGCGGTATTGCAGATAATCTCGGGAACTGGCGCGCCTTATGAATTTACTATTGTCGGCAGTGACATCAAGTTTAATATCACCCCTGACTCAGCCTACGCCATCAAACTGACGTACTACGCCAAGCCAACCGCCCTCAGTTCATTAGCTCCTACTAATGCTGTATTGACCAATCACCCCAGCATCTACCTAAATGGCTGCCTATCAATGGTTGCTCAGTATGCCGGTGAGGAATCAGACGCTGAAAACGCGTATCAAAAAATGATTCGATCAATCCGTGGCGCTCGCCGTGGTGATTCAACAGGCCGATACCCAAAAGGAGCTAGGGCTAAGGTTCGCGGGAGTACACCTTAATGCCTTCACGCTTCAACCGTGTTGACTATCCTGCCGTGGGTGCTTCTTACAGATCACCCTCATTGCCTGCCAGCGCACAGAGGACCGTCAACCTGTACCCAGAGGTGCTTGATAACGGGTTGGTGAATGTTGCCCTGCATAATTTTCCCGGACTTAACCGCAAGCTTTCCGGTAATTCCGGCGAGTTTGACCGTGGGTTCCATACATTCAAAGGTAATCTATATCAGGTTGCTGGCTCACAGCTTTATCTGGTGTCATCAACCTATGTTCGTACAGCCATTGGCTCTATTGCTGGCACTGGCTATGTATCGATGTCTGACAACGGCAGTACTATGGTCATTGTCACTGGTGGCTCAGGTGAGTACACATACGATGGCAGCACATTTGCCGCAGTGACACTAAGCTCCAACCCGAGCAATGTTGAATACCTAAAACTCAAGCTTCTACTTTGATGACGATGACGGCAGAGTCTCTGTCACAACGCCTGGAACCCTGACAATACCCGGTCTTAATTTTTTCGCGCCGGTGTCAGCGCCAGACAGTCTTGTCCGGACATACATCTTTAACCAGTTTATATACCTGTTCGGTGAACGCACCATTGAGCCATGGCAGCCAGTGGGTGCTGGTGTGCCTCCCGTTGAGCGCATGAACGGCGCTATCGTTGAGTCGGTAGGATTGGCAGGGCGCACTGCTGTAACGAACACAGAGAAGGCCATGTACTTTGTCAGCGACAAGGGCGACGCCATTCAGCTTGCCGGGTTCCAGACTAAAGAGATCAGCACAGTTGCTATCAACAACGAGTGGCGGCAATACAGCACAACAAGCGACGCTATCGTGCAGACGGTTGATATCTTATCGCTTGATTTCGTGATATTCAGCTTCCCAACTGCCGGTAAAACATGGGGCTATGTTGAGCAATACGGAATATGGTTCGAGCTAGAGACCGGCACAGCTAGAGGCCGATGGCTAGGCAATACGATCATTGAAGCATACGGGCGCAATATCGTTGCAGACTATGCGACAGGAAATATCTATGAGTTGGACCCTGATGTGTACACTGACAACGGGTTAACGACTGTCAGAGAACGAATATTTGCACCACTGGCCGGTGAGAAGTTCCAGAAGCCGCGGCAATTCTACCAGTTTAACGAGTTTGGCCTATCAATTGAGACCGGATTGGGCAACACGGCAGAGATTAACCCGTTGATTGGCATAGCCTTTTCCACCGATGGCGGCCAGACGTACAGCAATGAGCGGTTCAAGAAGGTCGGCCAAGACGGCGAGTATCAGAAAGAGGTTAAGGTCACTGACAATAAGCATTTTCGTGATCTTACTGTACGTCTGAGATACACAGAGCCGAACAAGTTCAGCCTTTTCTCTAGCTACATAATGATCAGGGAGAGTGGCCGCAAATGAGCCAGATTAATAACATCACCTATTTGAACCGCATCCGACCGACCAAATGGAAGGATGGTGAGCAAGCCAAGTATTTAACTGACATTGAACAGTTTATCCGTCAAGTGTATGACCGCTTAGTCGGTGTGAACCGGATCAAAGTCTATACCGTCGCCAAACTACCGGACGCAGCCAGCTTCTTGCCAAAACTCAACAGAGGGTGCTGCCATGGTTTTCGTGTCAGATGAAACAGGAGGCGCGACCATTGCATTCAGTGACGGTACAGACTGGCGCAGAGTCCAAGACAGGGCTGTCGTGGCGTAATGCGAAGCCGACAGAAGCTATTGAAATACTAAAAGCTGATGGAGTTATTGGCAGGTTTATTGATCTCGGTTTAGCGCAACATATAGAGGGTTATGTTAATAGTTTAGAAAATGGTACTATAATCATCGTTAACAATCGACTTATAGCCATTTTAGAGCCGAACGCCAAGGGTGTTGAATTTCACCCAGCTAGTGCTAAAAAGAACTGGAAGCATATCCGATCAGACATTAAAGACTTGAAATTAGTCTTGGTGCAGATGGGTTATCAGACTCTTTATTTGAGCATAGCAGACCGTTACAAGACATCTCAGAACCTAGCGATAAAATGCGGGTTCGAGTCTTATGACAGAATTGGTGATGAGGTTAAATACAAATGGCAATATTTAAACCCGTAAGAGATTGGGCAGGCGATCAATGGGATAACATCACAGGTGAAACTCAAGCCGACGCCGCAGAACAAGCCGCACAGATACAGGCTGACGCTGCCAATTCAGCAGCACAGCTACAATCTGAATCAGCGGCAAACCAACTAGCCTTTCAAGAGCAACAAGCTGGAATTGCTCGGGATGACCTGCAACCATTCACACAGTTCGGTGCTGGTTTCATACCCCAAGCTAATGCACAGAATCAAAACACTGCATCCCTGTACGGCGCACAAGGTCAGTCCGACTTTATGAACTCGCCTATGGTTCAGGCAATCATGCAGCAGAACCGTGATGCCAACCTGAATAATGCCGCCGTCGGTGGTCGACTGGGGACGGGTGGCTTTGAGGCTGGATTGCAAAGCTCTGCACTGACCACTGGTTTCGGCTTACTCAATCAAGAGCGACAGGCAAATCAATCCTACCTGGGGCAGCTTATGAGTGGCGTGCAGATGGGTCAAAACTCAGCAGCAGGGCAAGCAAATACATCTAATAGCCTTGGTGTAAACTCTGCAAACACCATGCAAAACTCAGTGATGAACCAGAACAACCTGACAACCAGTGGCGCAGCATCACAAGCGGCTGGCGTGATGGGTGCGGCTAACGCCTCAGCAGCCGGGACAGGTAACTTGATCAGCCTGGGAACTTCTGCTCTGGGTGCCATGGGTGGAATGCCCGGTATGTTTGGCAGTCCAACGATGAGCGTACCTACTGGATCAGGTGTCGGCGTTAGTAATGGACTTGGTGGCACTATAAACAGCCCCATGGGGTTCGGAGGCTCTTAGATGGCACTAGACCCTAGAATAGCATTAGCTGGCCAAGTCACTGACGTTGCGGGCGCTATACAGAGCGGGCAGAAGATCACTGGCAACAGTATGAGCATTGCCTTGCAGCGTCAGAACCAGCAGGTTAACGCGATGGGTATTGCTCAGAAGCAAGCCCAATACACGAACAACCTCTTTACGTCATTGCGTGACAAGCCGCTTGATGAACGTGCTGCAATCATGGCTCAGAACATGGGGAGTGCTAGAGCAGTACGGCATACCGCCAAGCGAGCTAATGGGGAAACCTTGATGACGCTGGCATTGACCGGGTGCTTGCTGCTACACAGCCATTCATGCAGAAGGCAGAAACCACTGCACCCGCTGGTGTTCGTGAATTTCAATACCTCACTGAGGGCATGAATCAAGAGGATGTGAATAAAGCAAAACGCGTAGACCTTGGGCTTGACGCAAGAGCAGTCGGCTCTGCCCCTAGGATTGTTGAGATTGGTGGATCAAAATATCTGCAAGTTGGGGAGAATTTCTTTAACCCAACGACAACAGAGCCGGCTACACTGGATCAGGAAACTGGATTGCCTACGGGCGGTGGGCAGGCTGTATTAACACCAGAAGTGCAAACACAGCAAGAGGCTGGCACTCAGGCAGAAATAGAATCTGCAACAACTACAGCGAGAGGCGTGGCAACGCAAGAGCTTGCTAAAGTTGACCCAGAGGCAGTGGCGGCAAAGAACAAAAAGATTGGCATTACAAATCAAGCCCTTGGTGCTGTTAAAGAATCTATTGCATCTGACAGGCTTGATAACGTCACCGGACTTAGTGGTAGACTGCCATTTAGTGCGCCACAGACAAAAGACTTGCTCAATACATTACAGCAGCTTGATTCTATTTTAACCTTTGAAAATATGGATTCAATGACTGGCGTATTATCTGAGTCTGACATTAAAATAATATCTGGCATAGCAAACGACATGGGCATGGTTAAAGATGCTGATGGCAATGTTACGTCTGTCAGTGGTAGCTATGAAGGTACTATTAGAAAGCTTCGAGAGATTGAAAATATATTCACTCAGAAGCTTATCAGCCAAGGCTTTTATCCAGAGGGAATAGTCACTTATGGGCCTGACGGAGTAAAATATACTGGCGTGGGAGACGGCACTCTTATTGATGATGGCGGCGTTATCTACGGGGAGAAAATACAATGACCCAACAAAACCAGCCATTGCCAGAAGGCTTGAGATTAGCCAATCCAGGAGATTCCCAAGAAGGGCAGCCACAAAACCAGCCTCTACCAGAAGACTTGAGAGTGATGACGGGCGCAACGCCTGCCGAAGATGTGCCCGATGAGATTGAAGACCAGAAAGGCGTATTTCAATCGTTTAGTGAATGGTTCTCGGGTGCTTCACGCAATACCACAAGAATTGATCAGCTTCCGACTATTGTTGATAGTGGATTTTTGAAAGGTGCCAAGCTGACTGACGTTGCCAAGATTGGCGCAATGACAGCTTTAACCAACGACCCTAATGAAGTCGCGCAGATCATCACAAAGACAATACCCAGCATTCGCGTACAGTATGACAAGGATGCGGAAGGCAATATTTATCCTATTCTGGTGAACCCTGATAATGGGACAACAGCTATTGTTGATAAGCCGGGTGTTGACCTGATGAATGTAGGCCAGTTTATGACACAGGCTGCTGCTTTCTCAATTGGCGGTGGTCAAGGCGGCATCATTCGCATGGGCCTAACTGAGGGCCTTAAAGAAACAGCCCTACAGACTACACAGGCGGCGGCAGGCGGTAACTTTGACGCTGGGAACGTAGTTGCAGCAACAACGTTGGGCGGTGGTTTTAAGGCTGTCCAGAACGTATCAGGCATGACATACCGAGCTGCTAAGGGTGCGCCAAGGTCTGAGGTTCAGGGCTTGCTGGCATCTGCCGAAGCCTTGAAAGTTCCCGTGATGACTAGCGATATATTCCAACCAAAAAACTGGTTTTCCCGTGGAATGCAGATAGCCACAGAATCCATGCCGGTAGTCGGCACAGGCAGTATGCGCAGTTCACAGGCAGAGGCAAGGAATGCAGCCCTTGATGATTTTGTCAGCCTATACCGTGGTGGATCTTATGAAGAACTGGTGAGAGCTGTAACAATCAGGAATCAAGAGCTTAAGGGAGAGGCTAGTCAGGTCTATAACGCGATTAACCCTTACTTGGACCAGCTATCTCAGAACGGTGGAATACCACTACCTAAAGGCAGGCAGGCTCTTGATAATGCGTTCAATGATCTGACTAGGCCGGGCCGGGTGACATCACCTGCCGCGTTAAATATGCTTGATGACTTAGAGGAAAATTTTAACGGTGGATACCAGTCGTTCCAGGTAATCAAGGACAATATCGGCGCATGGACTCAAGCAATAGATAGTATTGATCCCAATAAGGTTGTTAACACCAAGGATAAAGCGGTCCTTAAAGGTGTGTTGCGTAGCTTGCGTGATGACCGGGACGACTTTGCACGAAAGAACCTTATTCCCGGTGATTATGAAGCGCTTAAACGTGCGGATCAAACCTGGCAGGACATGATTAATGACGTTTCATCAACAAAAATGAAGGCAATTTTTGATCGTGGTGATGTAACCCCGGAAGTAGCAAGGGGCATGCTGTTTTCACGCAACAAAAGTGACGTTCAACGCCTTTATAACTCACTGAACCCACAAGGTCAGAGCACCGCTAGGGCTACATTTATCAGCGAGATAGCCAGTGACCTTGAGAAGCAAGCCAAAGGACTATCCCCGCAGGCATTCAATACTAAGCTTGGAAAATACTCAGACGGCATTGACGTTCTGTTCCAGGGTGAGCGTAAAGATGAAATCGAAGGCCTGATGAACGTATTTGAGGCCACAAAAAGGGGTCAAGATGTAGCAAGCGGGGCCGGGTCACAAACATTTGAGCGGATGCAAGGCGCGACTAATATTGCCGGCACTGCTGGTGCTGCTGGTGGTGTGGCTGGCGGGTTTATCCCATGGGAGGTCGTGGCGTCTTATGCTTCAATCGGCGGCATAGCTCGCATGTTTGAATCACCAAGAACGCGTAGTATATTGGCTAACATGAAAGGTCTCGATCCTGGCTCAGATAAAGCGCAACGACTTGCAACCCAGTTTAACCGCATGCTTAGGGCTTCAATGCAGGCCAGCCCAACCAAAGGCACATCTGAGTATGAAAAGAAATCACATCTGAGCTACGCCGTCAAAATAATGAACCAATGGAGGCTCAATAATGGCATGGACACCGATCAGCGGAACTGTCCCGCAATACTCAACTAGCGCAAACGAGCTTGCCAGCGACTACTGGCTCAAGTTCTACCTATCCGGTACGACTACACCATACTCAGTCGCAACGGACAGCACAGGGGCTTCTACGCTTGCTAAGATCAAGCTGAGTAATGTTGGCTATCCAATCTCTAACCCGCTGGACAATGACACCATATTCATACCGCATGTTGAGGTTGCCTACCGCATTGTTTTGTACCAATCTGAAGCTGATGCTGACGCTAACGACACGGCCAATGCTGCCTTTAACATTGATGGCATATCGCCGGACATTGCCCAGCTTGCCACTGATGACAACATTGCAATGAAGGGGACCACATTACAGGCGCAGGATGACTACGACCGCTCACCGCTGTTTGTGAACGGTACAGACTTCACAGCAGGCGCAGGGCCGCACACGATCACAGTGCCGTCTGAGTGGACGCCTACCAATGCTGACATGCGGTTCTATAGGCTGGCCAGCAATGGTGTAGTAACAGACCTGACGCCTACCAGTAGGGCTGCCACCACCTTCACAATAGCAGAGACCCTGCTGTCAACAGATACGCTTTACATCGGTGATGATACCTTTCGTAATCAGATGGATGGTGACCCGGCAGACATTAGGGCACGGCTTGAATTAGGATCGGCTTCTACAAAGAACACTGGAACAGGCACTAGCCAAATTCCGACTTAACTCCACGCTAGTACCAAAATCAGGGGCATATTACGCGAGGTTACATATATGG